GGCCCGTTGCTGCCGTACGTCGCTAAACGCCTGCGACGGAGCCAACAGACCGCTTGGATCAGTACCGCCAAGACCGGAAAAAAGGGATTGTATCGCCATTATTTCTTCGCCTTCGTTTTCGCCTTCAGTTTCATCTTCGTATCAAAATGCAGGCCAACAACACCCGCTTCGATCTCCAGCTCCACCGGGCCAGTATACGTCTCGCCGCCAATACAAATTTCCAGTCGTGTTGACTTCGGCAGCGCCACAAGCTCATGGGTTAGCTGCCCAAGATCACTTACATCAATTTTTCGCTTCATCTTCTTCTCCAGTTACTTACGCAATAGCCAGTTTCGGGTATTCAAGCGGCCTGTTCCAATGCGCCGACCGTGGCGTGACAATCGCCCCATACCGAAAAGCATCGGCTGAATGTGAAGTCCAGTCGTGCCTGGGGCGGTTCTTGTAAATCTTCCGTGTCGCATCCCACTGCTTCCTGTACTGCTTCAGCGCCTTCACGCCATAAGCGCATTTCTCACTGTCAAACCAGCAGCGCGGCAAAAGGTTGCGTACCTGCTCAATTCCATCCTGTAACTTCAGATCAGGGGCAATCTCTGCCGTAATGCCCAAACCCTCCAATACCTCAAGCCGCGACTTGCCGCTGCCAAGATCATGCACCTTTACATCATGCGGCAAAATATGGTGCGAATAAACATATCCCCGCCCGCCAGATTCCTTCGGTCGCCTGTAATCCTCAAGCAACTCCACATAATGCGGCAATCCCTCGCCGGACGTTTCATAATAATCAATCAAGTGGATCGCACCCGCAACACGCTGCACAAACCAGATCGATGTCGCATCCGCAAAACCCAAATCCCACCATGTCTCCACACGGCTGTTAGGATCAAACGGCACCCTGCCGACACGGCCCTCTAATTCCGCTTCCTCCATCTGGCTGCCATAATACGCATCCTCAAGCGAGGCATCAAAAGAACACTCATACTCCTGTGCATACTGCGGCTTGGACATCTGTTTCGCCGCATCCACCAGCTCATACGCATCAATAACCCCAGTCTCGGATGCCTTGTGCAGAAAACAGGCCCAGTCCTCGCTGCCAGCAAGAACCTCCCGCCGCGCCTCCTCATACTTGTCAAAAAACAGGTTCTGGCCCCTCGGCGTGCCAATCCAGATACACGACCCCTTCCTGTCAGACAAAGCGGGTCTTACAATCTCAGGGTACAGCCTCGGATTCATATCCGCATACTCATCCAGAACCGCAACATCCAGGTAAATCCCGCGCAAACTGTCAGGCGTTTCCGATCCAAGCAGCATAATACGCGCAAAGTCCTTGTGGCCGTTCTGCAAAACACGCGGCAAATCAATCCGCAATTCCGATTCATGGAACCTGACACCGCCAAGATCGGCACACATCTCCTTCGCATACTCCCACGCCGCACGCTTCGCCTGCGAATACGTCGGCGCAATATAAGCCACCTGCGGCCTGTGACGCGGTGTCCATAAAGCTGCCTGTATGGCATGCGCTACCGCCATAACAGTCTTTCCAAACCTTCGATGGCAAACCGCAACAGTAAACCGCTTGCAACCGGAATGAAACTCCGCCTGCAATGGCCTCGGATCGTACGGTAAGCTAATCGTTTTTGGCAGCTTTTACCTCCTCTACAATCTCATTGAGAAAATTCTCAGCGTAGCCATCCTCGTGTTGGCGCAGATGGTGTGAAATCGGTGCTGTATATAGCTCTTGATATAGCTTTTGTCTATTTTCCTTATGAGCATCGGCAATCGACGACTTAGACTCACCGTCATAGCGTACAGCATGATGTTTCGCAATCATTTCTTCATTCACATTTGAACCTTCTGCAAGCAGGGTTCCCAGTATGCGCCCGAACTTACCCTTGCCATGAGACTGCAATGTAATCTCTTTATTTTTCAGCATTTCAGAAAGAAACTTCTTCGATAACTGCCCGTAGAGCTTCTCCATATCATCCTTCGTGCGGCTCTCAGGTGCGTCAATGCCGGCTAATCGAATACGCTGGTCACGAAGCCAGGCGGAAAACCCAAGGTCAACATCTACGTCAACCGTGTCGCCGTCCACAACCCGCAGTACCTCTACCCTGTATTCATACATCTTTTCTGACCTCTGCCCTGTATACAGACTAGGGGTGTCTTAACTCGTATGACAATGACTACGGAGAGGAACTGATCGGTCGTTGCGTTCATCGTATGAACGACAAGCCAACGGCCAAGGAAAGCATGCTTTTAAGTCAATTTCCCACACACTCACGGCACACTAACCAGCTAACCCTTGGTATCCCTAACGCTTAGCTTGGTTGCTATTCAAAATCACTTGGGAATGATAGGCACAAGAGTCGCGGTAACATCGCCCGATAACTCTACGCTAGCCCTATCACCATACGTCTTGGGTGCCAGTCTGCCTGCCGCCCATTTAAGGGCATCCACGGCCACTCTAGCGCGCTGTGGACATAGGCCAGGATCACTAATTACCTGCTCCGCGATGTCGGTCACACGCTCTCCGAACAACTGGCCTCTGTGCTCCATCGCTCGCGCGTAATTGTCTCTGATGTCTGACCCGTCTCCGGCCTCAGCAAGCCACCTATAGAAAGTCCCCTTGGCCGGTAAATGCTTATCCTTGCAAATTGTAACCAAGCTCTCGCCATCACTAACCCTTGCCAGTATCTCGACCATCGCCTGATTAACATCCAACTTCCTGACTACTGCCTTAGCCATTCATCACCCCGTAAATTTTTCCGGTAGTGTGGGCGCGTCTACCCACAATGAATGAACTAGAAGGAACTAGTGTCACCTAAAAGTAAAGCCAAAAATTCAGGCACAAAAAAAGGCGCGACGCTGTTTAAACGTCGCACCCTATTTGTAAGCAATTACGATACGATCAGGCTACCTCCACAAGCCGAGTCGATGCAACGGGGCTTGCCCTGCATTTGCTCGAACCTAGAGCGGCTAGCACGCAGTATGAAGCCACAGCCTGAGCACTCTGCCTTGACCATGCGCGTTGACTGCTTGGGCTTGCCGCCGGCTATGCGCGGACTATCGCCGGTCTTGGGATCATCCTTGGAATCACCAGGTGAGTCGCCCTTGGGTGCACCGCCTGCAAACGCCATTTTAGCATGCGGATACTTGCCAAGTTTTTTCGCAATCACCTTAAGTTTTTTAACCAGTTCTGGAGTTGCTATTGTACTAGTCATTTTACCAGTCAGACCGGCCGCCGTTGCAATACGTTTGAACGGCGCTCTATGACCATCGGTAGGGCGCAACGCGTGAATCAATTCATGGATCAAAATATCCAGCACACGAGTCGGTTGATCGATTACCGGACTAATAAAAATCTCGGTCGTACTATCTGTGGAACTCTGCTTATACCAGCAAACCCCGATACCTGAATTGAGATGATTGCCCGTACCAGAGAAGCCGCAAGCGATCCTGATTTTTGGCCATGCTGTCTTGTCGTTATCTTCATTATTAATAATTTGCTTGGTTAGGATTTCACTCTTAATAATTTTAAATCCTTGGGCTAACCATTCTTCTCTCGTTTTATACATTGTAAATCCTCGCTTTTTAGTTAGGTTGTTTAAACACTGTCAGCAGTATGAACTACACATATATATATGTCAACTCCTTTTGACACTGTTTAAACGCTCTCCACATTACCGCCAACACACTGTTTAAACGCCCTCCACACCGCCGCCGCCAACACACTGTTTAAACGCTCTCCATGTTTTGGTTGCTAGGGATGGTAGGGCAAGCTATGCGAAGCCCCTACCGTCGCTAGCTTACTTACCTAGAAAGATATATATATATATATGGTACCGTCACCGGCATTTCGAAATACTGGAATATCAATAGCTTGCCGGTCGTACCGTCACTCATTTTTAAATATGACAGTCACACCGGCGCACCCATTCATTACAACGCACTAGCCGGTACACCGCCACCGCCACCGGCACGCCACCGGCATTACCGGCATTACCGTCATTAAACACTAGTTGACATATAGTACGGATTTTGCTAGACTCTCTTTTAAGTATTATTTTTGTAGGAGCACGCGACTC